GGTGTAGAAGTTTGTCCTTCTTGACGAGCACAAGGTTCTCCTGCAAATTTCCCGCCAAGTTGCACCCACCCACTTTTTCCCGTGGATGATTTTGATTTTCCAAACCAATCACGAAGACCTTGATCACCGGACTTTGTTTCTTTTACAAGACGATCTGCTCTGATAATATCAATAATCTGAAGAAAGGTATTGCCATTTGCATCCTCAATCGTCACATCTTCATTAACTTTGCTTTCCTTGCTATCGATATAATCGGCTGCAGTATCAATATAGTCTGCTGCCTTGGTAATCTTTGATTGGACCCAGGCTTCAATATTACCTTCACCTTTCATTTTTTTCCTCAGTCTTTTAGCAGCATTCATAACAATACTAAGTTCTGAACGAGCCATTGAATACTCGTGATCCTTCTCCTCATTTGCTGGATGTGGCATTGTTATATTATAATCTTTTTTTGAGCTAATTAACTCTGCCGGTAAAGAAAACATATCCCAATATCTTGAACCGTATTTGCACTCACTTCTTGTCTCAAGTTTTTCGCATTTTGGACAATATCTATCTGCTCTTTCACGAATTGGAGTATGCCAATCATACTCAAGCGTATCGGTGCCTTCAGAAACACTCATACGATGTTTTTTCACAATTTGCCCCACAGTTTTATATGATTTCAATTGCTTGTTCATTATTTGCAAAGACTAATCTTTATTATTTAGAAAACCTTGTTTGAGTATTTTTGAAAGTTCTGATGTTGAACCAACAAACAGGGCATTATTAGTTACACTACTTGGTGATTTTACAGTATCTTCTTCAACATCCTTTAGTTTCTTCTGCAAATCAATTAATTTATCAGTTGTATCCGCAACACTCTTAATTAATTGTCCGGCAACTTCATATGCTCTAGGACTTCCACCTTCACCGGCAAGTTCCATAATTCCGTTGATTGCTTCTTGACCCTTCTCAATCAACGAATATAGATTTGCTCTTGTGTATTCATAATCTTTCCTAATATCATCAGATTTTGATGGTATAATATCAACCCTTTCTACTGATTTCTCCACCTCAATTATGCTACTCTCAATATTGAGAGCCTTATCAATATCTCCATAATTATTTGCCATAAGTTATCAAATATCAATATGTTGTGTTGGACTATAAGTTTTGGAGTCATTGAAGAACTCCCAATTCTCATTGAATCCAAAGTCGTCATCTGGTCCAGCATCAATAGGATCTGGAGTTACGGTATATCTCATTTCACGTTTGGCAGTTGTTTGATCACTGCCAGCATACATATCAACCTGAACCTTACGAATAAGACCGTCTGTACTATCGGCAATAGGACCGAACAGATATGTCTTTGCCGTAAATTGTAAAGTATATATTAAAGATCTTCTTGTGGAAAAATCTCCCTCATAGTCATCTTGAAAGGATACTGAATCTAAAACAATTGGAATATCTCTCTTTTCACCAATAGAATCGATTAAATCTACCGTTAAATTGAATGATGGCTGAAAGTATGGGAGAATTTGCTCAACAATCTGTAAAGCATCATCATTCAATTTTGTTAGGATGTTAAGTTCAAATCCAATATTATATGGAACAGGCATAAAAACTTTCTTTAGATTTGTGCCGTCAGATGCCTTAAAAGTTTGAGTGACTCCTGCCTTTCTTGTTGAATCATATTGAATAGAAGTCATCTCAAACGACATTCTGGGCAAAGTCATTGCAACTGCTTTATTCAATTCTGGTTGCTGTTCAATTCTTGCTAAAAACTTTTGTACTGGACCATATGCTAGAGGAACTCTTATATCACTAATTCCCTTATCATTGGAATCTTTATGTCGAATGTGAATATCATTAAATACGGTTCCAAAACTGACCAATGTTTTTCTAATAATTTCGTGATAAAAATAATTTGCTAACATTAGTAACTACCAAATGGATTTGATTCTGAAAAATCTAAGAAGGTATCTGCTTCTTCTTCTATTTCGTCATTTTGTGCATATGCATCATATATATCCATATCATCATAACTTTTAACAGAATATCTTGCAGAAGACGCTGCTCCAACAATAATTTCTCCAGGAATAAATCCTCTTGTTGTACTTCCAATACCGACAAACGAAACCTTAAGAGTATTCGTATCAATATCCCAAGACTTAACTCTTGCCTGTGTGCGAGATTGGGATCCTTCAACAATTTCATTAAAGTGATATGTACCAATTCCTGTTAGAATTGGGGGATTGGCAATAGTTATTACTGGATTGGATGTATAACCACTACCTGGATTGGATGCATAAATCGCACTAACTTCAGTATTAGAGTTAACAATTGCAGTTGCTGTGGCAGTTTGTCCAGATCCAACATTTCCAGCAATTGTTATAACCGGAGCACTAGAGTATCCAACTCCTTCATCGGACATAATAAATTTTATTACACCATTACTTGAAGTTTCTATTGAGCAAGTAGCAGCTGCACCGATTCCACCTCCACCAGACAAAGTAATTATTGGATTAGTAGTATATCCAACACCAGCATTTATTAAAATAATACTTGATACCGACAGAGATCCTCCTCTGTTTGTTGTAATAGCGACAGCAGTAGCATTATCTCCAAGATTTCCTGTGGGTGATGTTGATATTGCAACTATTGGAGATGAAGTATAATTGTATCCATCATTGTTTAAAAATATTCGACGAATATAACCAGAATTGATATATGCAGTAGCAGATGCAGTTCTACCCATACCAATCAAATTGAGTGTTGTAATAAATCCTTCAGTTTCAATTTGAGTATCAATCTCATCAATTGAAGTATCAATGACTTCATCTTCATATTCAAATAACTCACATTTTAACTCGTAAACATAATTTTTTCCCAATTGATAGAATGGTTGTTCGTGTTCAACAAATTTAACTTCAAATAATCTTTGCCCAAGAGGAAAATAAATTAAGTCGCCTTCTCTAGGTCTAGTTGATAAAACAATCGTACTATCTTCAGTTCCATCATCTTCTGCTGCTAAGAATGGTGAAATAAAATCTTCAAATCTTTCCTTTGATATTGTAAGAGTTATTTCATCCTTTAAACTCATTCCAAATTTTGTTAATATGTCGCCAGCACCAGAATATCCATCATAAGTATTAACGTATGCCTCAATTGAGTAATTGTCGTCAAATTTCGATGATTGAACTTCTTCTATTATTGTTTGCTTTTTAACAAATTTTCTAGGAATATAAGTTATTTCGACACCATAAATTTTTAATTGTTCATTGATTAAATCTTGAACAAGTCTTTGCTCAGAGGAAGCTCCTTGAAGAAAAAAGGGATTAAGTGCCATTATCCAACAAAATCGTAAGGTGGTAATTCATACTCAAGCGTCATTCTTTGTTTAATATCTTCTAACTCTTTTTCTGCATCTTCATATATCTCCCTACCATTCAATTCAATTCCACCTGGAAGTTTAACTCCTCTAAATTTAATTAAATTCTGACCCCACTGCCTTTTAATTAAAGAAGTCAAATATTTTTTGATAAAACTATCATTATATACATTGGTAAACTCATTAGGATCTAATATTCTATAACAATCAATGACAATATATTGATCTGCCGATTGTGATGCCCAATCAAGATCCAAATAAAGTCTATTTTGTCTTTTATTAAATCTGAGTTGTTTATCCGTAGTTAATAGGAAATCGATATCTTCTAGATATGATTTGACCATAGAATATTGTAAAAGTTCGACGGAGTTGAAATTATATAAATCGTTTAGAAATAATTGATACTTAATACTAAACATTCCACCAGAAATGGAACTGCTATCGAATTTAAAAATCTTTTCAACACCTATAATCGAATCTGGTACTTGAATATAATTTGATGTTTCGTAAAAATTAAAAGTAGTTCCGGCAGTTGATGTTGCGGTAGTTGTAGTAACTCCAACTCCGTCAGAATTTCTTCCTCTACCCCTGTTAAGATCTGTTTGTGTAATCTTATACTTAAGATACATCCTTTCAACACCATCAAAATGACGTTCCTGGAAGTACTGTAGAGCGTCATCAACTAAATCATCTACCTGGTCATCATCTACGTTTATTTCCAATACAGGGGCACCCAGACGCCTTAGGCAGTATTCTATGAGTTGTTGTCTACTTGCAGGTTTTGCCATTGTATTTACTGTTCAGAACTTTTTTTTGTTTTTAATAGAACCTCATATTTTTCCTGAAGATTCAAATTTTCTTCTAAAAGTAAATTTTTTTCTTCTTCAAAATCTTTGATGAGAGTTTGGAGTTTTGCCTCCAATAAAATATTTTGATTTGATAATTGAGATACTTTTTGATTGTATAAACTTATTAATAGATTAACGTCAACTTCACTGGCCATAAATCAGAATGTTCCTCCATCAAGGGTTGATGTCCAAGACGGTTTGTTAGTATATATTGTAGTTACAGTTGTTGGAATTAGTGACAAACTTACACCATTTTTATTTACATTATAGGTGTTTGTAAATGTTCCTTCTACACCAACAAGTGTAATTGTTGAAGAGCTAACAGTTGTTTTAACAATACCATAAGCACCACTAGTATCTTGCAAGACTATATCACCTGTAGTAACCGAAGCAACACTACCAAAAGTTAGTGTAATTTCAGTAATTGCAGTTAATACCTGTTTAGATGTAATGGTTGGTGATGCTGGGTCATTAGTTGAGGTTTGTAATCCAGTACTATCAAAATATACAACACCATGGGTACTAAAATCACCAGTTTGATAATAGATACCTCCAGTGAATGTAGATACACCAGAAATAGTAACATTTCCACCAATATTTAAGTTTTTCTCAATACCGACGCCACCTTCAACTACAAGAGCACCAGTATCCTTATCTGACGATTGAGTTACATCACCAATATTAATTGCAACTCCATTAGCAAATGCCCAATCAGCACCCTCAATTTCAAATTTATTGTCTGTTAATTCATCGTATCTTAATTTTACATCTTTATCAGTTCCAAAACTTAAATATGTATCATCGACAACGTTTATTTCACCAGTTCCATTTGGATCTAATACGATATCACCATCGGTGTTTTGTGATGAAAACGTATTTCCATCTAATCGTAAATTATCTACATTCCATTGGTCAACTTTTCTGTTGCTATCAAGAACAACAACAATACCACCATTCTGGTTGCGAGTATTAGTTACACCAGCAACAGCACCTGGTTGGTGCTCCATCATAGATGTATAATAATATCCACCAACTGGATTTACATTAGCACCATCATCACCAAGAAAAATTCTATCTTTATATTGATTGGTTCCGCCGTAGCTACCAATACCTGTTACATATGCTAATTCTCCCCAATTTAGACTAGAAGGTTTATTAGTACCAGAAGATCTTTTGATCCTGATAATACTTGCCATTAAAAGTTTCCTCCGTCAATGTTTAAATTTTGTGTAGCTCCGGGCGTTAACGATAATGTAGCATCCCATTTTGAAGTCGCACTATTATAAACAAGAACCATACCATTTGAAAGGTTGGTAGCATTAACATCGATTATCTCACTTAAAGACAGTTCTTGAGCACCTGCTAGTGAAGATATTACCTTTACTGCATTTTGTTGTCCAACTCTGACTTTTATCTCAGACATTTGTGGGAAAATAATCTCAGGATCTAAAATATATTTATGCCTACTTAATTCCCAATTTAAGTACAACTTCTTGTTGCTTTAGATATAATTTGCAATATGATTTTGCAAACATTCTTAATTCATCTTCATTTAATTTGTCTATGATTCTAGCATGTTGCTCATATTCAAATAATTTATGAACACTTTCCAAAACAATATTATTTGGATCCATTTAATAACTCCTTAAGAAGTGATTTAATTTCATCAATATCTCTTCTCATTTCATTTAATTCTATTTTTTGAGAATCTCTTACTGATAATGAATTTAAATATTGATTATATGCAGATGAGTCACAATTTATAATTGCTCCTGACTGTTCATCCCTATAAAGATTCTGATGCCCTTCTACTCTTATCATCTTATTGCAAGTGTTCTAAGTTCTTTGATTCTTGGTGGATATGCTTGATTGGTTCCAGACATTACAATTTTAATCGTATATCCAGTAAACAAATCAAGATTATCTGCAGTGAATTGATATTCAAGGAATTGGTTGTCTAAACTAGCACTTACAAATGTATCAGATCTTCCACTATTTTTAGAGGAGTCTACAACAGAATATCCATCGGCAGTCGTGTATGATAAATTATCATACCCCGGAAATAACTCAAATTCTTGAGAAACTTCACTTGAATCTGATCTAATTAAACTATAAAGAACTCTAAAATCTGCAGAAGAATGTCTATATGCTGAAAGAATTACCTTCAATGATTTTGCTGGGTTGGTCAAATTTACCGTATTTGATAGATACGTAGCAGCATGTGGATCATATATTAAGGAATTGACTCTATTATCAGAGGCATAATCCAAAATTGGATTATTTAAACGACTTACTCTAAATTCACTAAATGCAGTATCAGTATAGATTATGGGTGATAAATTAATATCTGTTGTATTTAATATTATTCCAGTTGTGAAAGATTTATTTCTTGGTAAATTTGTTAAGTAAGTAGTTTCATTTATTTTAGAACACACAATTCTTACCGAATTTAAAACATTTAATTTATTTAATTCAATAGATTCAAATCCATTATCTAAGAATGAAGTTTCATTTCCATCAACACTAGTTCCAGTTACTGTTCTAATTGTTGCAGTTGCTGAGGTTGCGTTACCAGGGGTAATTATATTATAATTTGGAGTTAATGCACTATACTGAATATTTTCCGTTGCTCTAACATTGGAACCACCCAAGGATGATTGATTTGTAAACGACAATTCTGGCATATTTGGTGAAGATACATCAGTGTCTCTATTAGTTCCATTTGTGGATCTGTTAATTTTCAAATAATATCCATCGATATCAATATCTAAATCACTAATATCGTGAGTAGTGTTGATCCTTCTTAAAGAGACTCCATTTAATTCATACTTATACGCTACAGTAGTATTGGCATCATATTTTAAGGTGCGAGTTGAATCAATTCCTCTTCCACTAGTAGCAATTGTTAATGTTCCATTCCCAACACTACTGTATGCAATAATTTCATTCTCAATTTTTATATATCCTGGATTATTGACATTTACAGAAACTCCTTCAAAAGTTCCAAAGTTTGAGGTATCACCAATGCTAATTACCGATACTTCTTCCGCAGTTAACGTTGCCGAAAGAGTAGTTGGTGCTATATCAGATTCAGTATCACTAATGATAATTTGATTCGTATTTCCGTACATTCCATGATCAAAATGACTTACTCTAATATAATTTCCAGAATTTTGATTATCACTATTTGGTTCCGAAAAACTTCTAATAGTAGTGCTTGCAAGTGATACTAATGTTCCAGCATCATTATAGTAACTCACACCAATTCCTGTAGTGAAGGTTCTGCCCTGAACTCCAGAAAGATATAAAGTATCAACACTATTATTATTTCCAGTTATTGTAATTCTTGCATTAGATCCAGTTTGTGAAGAAACATCTGAAGTTACAATACCAACAACATCCCCAATAGCATATCCATTTCCTGGAGACACGATTATTGGTGTTCCAGTGATTACGCCACTAGTAGCAGAAATGTTCAATACTAATCCAGAACCATTCCCAACAATATTGTAGGTACTTACACTGGAATCCGTCACATAATTTTTTCCACCAGTAGTAAGTCCTACAGTTGATACTGAACTTCCCGTACCAACAACATATCCATAAACATAGGATTGTGAACCGGCAATTTTTCTACCATTTGATAATGTACTAATTAATGATGCATTGGTAGTTGTGGTAATTCCGAGAGTGACAGTTTTTGGTAGTGTTATTAATGGATTACTATTTAATTTTTGAATATATCCATTACTTTCATCGAGAGTTGGATTATAGAAAAATGCAGTTCCTGTTGATGAAGTAAATTGTGCTTTATAAAGTTTAAACTTAAGATCTTGATATTGATTTGCTGTCCATATAGATCCATTTTGGGATTTAAATAGACTTCCAAGTGCAAATTGTTTAGTATATCTGACGCTTTCTGCACCTGGTAGAGATTGTGTATTTACAGTCTTCTCACCCATTTGTGCAGTCCATAATTCATATTGATCACTTGCTTCGGAGATAATTACAATTGCATATTCATTTCCTGGAGCTAAGTAGATTGGGTAATCAAATGTAACTTTAGTTGCAATTTCTCCAGTGGTTGAAATTGTAATATCATCTGGTCGCAATGTTACTGGATTTCCAATAACTACTCTTGTGGGAGTACCTAACTCAACTGTTCTTATTTCAATTCTTACTGGATTATTATTAGAATCTTTATTCGCAAAGAAAAGATCAACAGCAGTTAAAAATGCCCCATTTTCATCATCATTTGTACCAAGTGGCGATGGTGCTTCAATATTGCCACCAACACTAAATGATTGTGCAAGTGGGTCCACATATCTTTGAATGGTAGTTGTTGTAGATACTAGTTGCTTCACTTCAAACACACCTTCAGATTTGTATGAAGATTCTGCCGAGGATATTAGGTTACTTCCTGGAAGAGGAGTTGCATTTGTTGAACTATTGGTAACTTTGAATGTTTTAGTTCCTGTAGAAATTCTTACTGATGGTGCAGGCACAGTATTTGGATTTCTTAGGAAGAATGATCCAATTAAATCTCCATAATTGTCCGAAATTAATCTAAGATTTTTCACATAAGCAACAGCACCACTTTGTTGTCCCACAAGTTTCATACCTGTTACTAAGTATCCGGAATATTTTCCCTGTGCTTCTTGTGATAGTGAGTAGGTATCAATATTGAGAACTTTTGAAGATTCACTATATGAGGATGCAAGATTTTCGGTTTTGATGTATGGATTTATATTAAATGTAGTTGATGGTGAATTATATTGCCCATACTTATGATTTGCAGTAGCAACTCTAAGGTTAATTAAATTATTTCCGTTGTAGGAACCAATAACAGTTTCTCCTGCAATAAATGCATTAGAAGCACCATAATTTTGTAATGTAGAATCATTTGCAATTTCTACTAATTTTGGAATAAAATCAACAGATCCATTGCCATCAAAAAATTGATAAAATTCAGTCAATGGTTTGATATTTGTTACTGAGAACTCTGTATTTCTGGAGCGCATCCAAAGTTCATTTCCACTATCAACTAAAATATCATTTGATGTTATCTCCTTAATAGTATCAACATAAACTC